CGTTCGTAAAACTGCGGTGAGCAGTCAAACATACCGATTTGATGTGTGTTTACATCTATAGCTATAAATAAAAATTCATAGCCAAACAATTTACTGTATATGTATGCCTGTGAGTCATAGTTGAATTTACTAGCTGACCATTGAAACTTGTCTATATCAGATGTTGTTTTTAAATCAATAACTAGTTTTTCTTCATGATTAACAATATCAGCTTTACCTTTCCATTGTAACTCTTCAAGCGTTGTAATTCCAGGCTTTTCGTATTCTACATTTGTACCTCGTATTAAACCACGACAAACATCGTTTTCTAACATTTTGTCTGTCATTAATTCTATATGATCTACTTCTTTTTGTAAAAGACAAAGCTCACCGCCTGAAATCTCTTTATACGCTTTGGTATTCCGCGTAGAACTTTCTACAACCTTATACTTTTTCAGTTTGTCTGGCTCAAGTATTGCGGTGTGAAAGTAGCCGCCAACTAAAAACGCTGCTGACGGCTTTGATGGTTCACCGAGCGCTAAAGGGTTTGTTAATAGAGTTGATATATCACTATTAGATAAGTATTGTTTACCAAACTTACCATAGTAGTGTTCATCTTCTCTTAACTTATCAATAGCCTCTTCTTTCTTCATTATAGTGTTGTTAGTGCTTTTTCAACTTCAGCACTTAATTTATACTTCTTTTTAATAGCGTCAAGCTTACCACCTGATTTAACATAATCCTTTGCTTTAGCAAATGCAGGATCTTTTGTTGAGGTGAGTGTTGCTGTTGCACCTTTGCCATGGTTATTTGTAGCATCGCTATCTTGAGTGTCGTCTATTAGGAATAAATTACCTAACGCATACTTCTTTCCATAACTCGACGCAGACCCAAACTGCTGAGGCGTTTGCATACCTTTCTGATTAAGGTCGACGCCAACTAACGCTGTAGCGTGTATAGCATTTTCGCCATCAGAAATTGTAGCAGTCGAACAAATAATTGGCAAGCCGTGGGCTTCAGTCAATTGTTCGTTGATTGTTACTGATACTCCTAACTCCAACAGAAAGGGTTTTGTAGCTTCGAGAATGTCTTCGGCTGATCTGAAGTAATATTTGCCGAATGAATTAAACCTAGATTTTTTAGATTTAAATTTTGTCTGGATCGTTGCCAGTTTTTGATTTATGGTCATATGGTTTTATTATTTGGTATATTAATATAATTACACATTTTGTTTACTATTTAAGTTGTTAAACTAAAGATAATCAATCACTTGATTAGCGTCAGTGTTAGCGATAAGCTTATCGATTGCTTCTCTTTTTATTTGAGAAACACGAACATTTGCAGTGCTAACATTTATTTTTAATTTACTAGCTATATAGTTTGCTGAGTGTTTATCACAATCTAATCCGTAAGATAATCTTAATACTTCATATTCAATATCCGTTAAATGTTGTTTCATTAAACCCATTAAATATGCGTTTAATATTGAAATATTATATGGCTCTGATGTGTCGGGTATTTGATACAAAGGGTTTTCTTCTTCTGTATTATAGTTTTCATCAATACTTGAAAATATAGAATTAAAAAACATTGCTACAATTTTTTCATCTTTAGGATTTTTACGTATTTCATTTAGCTTATGTTCTGGTATACGTATGTCGCCCCGGTTAATATCAATTGCGCGTCTTATAGCTCCTTTAATTCTTTTACTAAAGAAACTTTTTAAAGTTTTTTCAATATCTTCAGAATCAATTAGCTTATCCCAATCTAATTTATCTACTGCGATAACTAAACCTTTGCTGCCTTCTTGTATAAGATCATTTATACTTAATACACCGGACGCTTGATCGCTAGTTGAAAACTTTCGAGCTAAATTTTCTACTAAAGGTAAAAACTTAATAATAAGCTCATCTCTAGTATAATAGTCATAAAACTTATCTTCAGGCATAGATTTTTTAAGGTCTTCTTTATACCTTATATAGTTTTGCACATTGTACTTTTTCATATTTGCTGATTAAGTAATTCTTTTTCTTTTTTAAGTTCGTTACTCATGTTTCGGTATATTGTTCTTGTTGAACATTTTAAAGCGTCCGCAAGTCTTGCTACCGTAATTTTTATTTTGCTGTCGTTTATTAATAACATGGCGTCATATATTTCATTTTCTGAAATTTTAGATCTGCCTACAAGCTTACCAACTATAGAAAGCTTTTGTCGCATATCTAAACCGCTGAAGTCTTTAAATATAACTTTACGCAGTTTATTAGGCGGTGGCTTTTCTAAATCCATTAAAGAAACGTCGTACAACATACTTTCCCTTAATTGGTCTGATACATTAAACGTCACAAACCCCGTGCGCTTATTACAAATGTATTTAACAAGCCCTGCAAAGCCTTCTTGATCTAATTGTGGATTAAGATACCATAATACATACAAATGCCATTTAAGGCTTTTATATGTGTTTATTTTGGCTCGTGAGTTAAAGAGTGTATAGCATTGGTGTGTACCGTTTTCATACCACCATCCCCATTCAAATGTTTCAGTGGGTTGATCGGTTGTAGGGTTTTGTCGGTATATAATACGATGCTGCTCTAGGTATTTGGTATTTCGGTCGTAATATGACATTAGCTTCTTACTATTAATTATATATTAGCTATCGTCGCATAAACGTGATAAGCTTATATCTTTTTTGGTATTTGTGAAACAAATTTATTTTAGTTTCATTAATTTCTAAGGTTAATGCATCATTAAGTATTTCATACTTCAATGCCCATATTCTATTTTGAAGAAACTTTAGATGTTTTCTTTTTCTTCTGAAACGTTTTAATTTTTTTACTAATGTTTGCATAATTCACTGATATAATGTGGTCGTATAATTTTTTGCTCATTCTTATTTTTTACTAAATGTTTTTCTTGTTCATAATAATTCCAGTATGCAGCTAAGCTACTAGTTTCTTTGTATTCATCGGGCATACATTGTGGTGGCTCAACAAATCCTTTGTCGGGCATACCAGCGGGAGGGTACATTAAAGCATCACGGCATTTAGCAATGCTGAGGTGATGTTTGTTGTATCGCATTGTATATTCTTTACCTAATGCAAGCATGTGATCGTATAACCAATTGTAATGGTGTATACTATCTCGTACCCATACGGTACTTGGATGATTAAGGTGTGCTTTTTTGTATGGCACGTTGTCGCCATTGTTATATACATGGTGTGCAGTACATAACATTTGCGCTGATTCCAAAATCATTTTGACTTTGTGCTTGTCGTAAAAGAAACTAGCTGCTTTAGCTGGGTCTGGGTGTAAGTAAAATATATTCATTACTCATAATGTTTGTCTAATAATATCATCGCTACTTCTTCGCTGATCATATTTTCGTTGTATAGTTTCCATATTAGTTTACTCATAATTACGTAGTGTTTTATACAGAGGATGACGATAGCTACCAGCTTTTGTACGTTCGAAATATGTAAACGTAGCACGCTGACCGATATAGTCGTGCACATTGTTTAGAATGTCGCGACGATCATCGAAGTTGTAGCCTTTGCCAATAGGGCAGCCGAACTCAACGCCATCGTCATCTTGCATAATAAATTTACCGATTAGACCGGTAAACTTACCTTTGCCCGCTTCGTAGCCAATAATAGTAGCCTCAGTGTCGTGAAAGTCTTTAAACTTTTGTAGGCTGTACGAACGTTTGCATTCGTAAGGACGGTCAAGACGAAGTATAGAACCCTCGTAACCGTTTGCTAAAAACCCATCAGTGTGCAAATTTAAAGCTTCTTCGTATTTATTAACCTCATATGTGTTAACAAATTTAACGCAATAACTTACTGGCAATTCAGCTTCAAGCCAAACAATACGGCTAGAAAATGATGCTCTGCGTAAGGCTGGGCCAGGTATATAATCGTAGCAGTGAAATTGTACATAACCCGCAGACTCAACACGATCGCTTTCTTTGGGTTTAGTTTTGCGAACAAGTGAGATAATTTTTTCGAAATCATCTTTTAGTTCGTGGTTGTACAATTCGCCGTCGAGTATTACATCTGGGTATTTTTCGAAGAACGGTTCAAGATTAGCAGTAATGTGGTGAATGTTCAGCCACTCTTTGCCTGTTCGTGAATAAGCACCGTCTTTCGATATTACACAGCGTACGCCGTCTAGCTTTGGTTGCATAAAGACCTTCTCGGACCAGTCGACTTCTTTTTTGCCTACTTTGTATGCGAGCATTGGTTGTATCATAATTTACTTAATTTATTTTGTATTCGTTGTATTTTATTTTGTACTATTGCAGCTTTTTCGTATTGTTCTCTTTCTTCATACTGCGACAATAGCGTCATAAGTCTAGCCAACTCAGCTAATAATAATTGCTCTTCATCTTGCATTACATTATAGCCAGCGCCAAACATTTGTTCTACATCTGAGGTGAATTGCTGATCCCACTCTTTTTGCTTTTTAATTAAGCCTTCAAGCACTAGATCAGCAACTCTTTCCGCCAAATAATCTAATTCATCTTTAGTCATTAACTTACTTTCTTATATGTCCACTGACCAATGATGTGGTTGTTAATAAATTTACCTTTAGATCTAGCATTGAACAAACCATGCCAGTAAAATGCAGGTACTTTATTATATTCATATATACCGCCATTTTTGTATGTTAGTACTAAGCGATTAAGCTGTGTAGCGTATGTTGCATCTTCAATGCACTCTGAGTCCACTACGACTCTTTCAATTAAATTACTCATAGTTTTAAATTTATTATATTATCGATTATACTTCGTGTTAATTTTGTAAGTTAGTGAAATACTAATCCTACTTTTTTATTTTTACTAAACCACTTTGTCGCCATCAAATCAATATTAGAAGCATCCACATAACCGCTGCGTACAAGATCGCTAGTAGTAGAAAAGATTTTGGTGTGTCTATGTTTTCTTTCATTTATCATATGTTTTTGTTTACCTGAATCACTGAATATAATATCGTAATTGCTTGGTAATGAGGTTTTTAGTATTAAATCTACCATATTGGTGTAACTGTAAAACCGAACGTCTGGGTTGTGTATAGCAATTTGCATCCACTTTTTTAGATATGCGCCGGAATAGTAGTCACCGCTATCATGGACACGCACGTAATCGGGTTTCTTACGCTTAATCTCTGCGTTCATTGCATCAATAAAATCGTCAGTCTTGGTTAGCTCGTAACGTTTTTCAAACGCCGGTTTTACATTACTCCAGATGTAGGCTCCCTTCTTAGCATAGCAGAACTTTACGCAAGCATCTGCCATGGGGCACGTCAGTTTTCCGCTCGCACTTTTGTACGCTGGTATACCGAAGTTAAATACCCTAAGCCCTAATTCTTTGCTGGTCTTTTTTAATTTACTGTTCTGTGTCAGAAGATTCATAGTAGTCAATTATTTTTTCAATGTCGTCCTCCATATCTACAATCTCTCGCGCAAGCTCTAACACTTGTTTAAAGCCACGTAATTCGTAGTCACTAAATTCATATACGTCACGCTCTTCGATCGCGTAAACGCAGTCTTGCATATCTTTTGCCGTGTTTTCGAAGCGGCAGTAACTCATATTTGGCATAATTTTAGTATTAATCTAGCAATACCATATAGGCTTCAATATTGTTTTTCTGAAACCATCGTAGTGCTTTGTGAAATTCGTTAATTTGCTTTTGTGTTACGGTTTTAGGCGCAACTTCCATTACATATTGGCTACCCATGATAAAATCGTACATTGATAACTCAACACCGTTTAGTGTATATTCTTCACCACTAAATGGGTTTGTTACGGTTCCGCCTTTTTCGTATATCATACCTTGAAACCATTTAGGCACCAATTGTTTCGTCTTCTCTTTCGTATTCATAACCTTCTTCAATTAATTCGTTTTCAATTTCTTGTTTTTTATCGTTGTAATATTCGTCATACACCTCTTCAATGACTTCTTGAAAAGCATATTCTTCGTCATCAAGCTGGTCATAATATATAGATGCACCGTCATACATTGCATCCGGCATTTTTTCTAGCCAGTCGCTGTCATAATAATATACGTCATCACAAATACTTGGGTTGCGATCGTTATCGGTTGCAATCCATACTTCATAACCATCGGTTGTTGTTTCAGTATAAAACATCATGTCAGGGTTACCCCAGTCATTTGTAATTTTGAATTCATAGTATTCTTGCACACACTTAAACATATAGTCGTGTTCCAAACCTCCCGGCTCTAATACATTAGCTTTGCGCAACCTAGTTGCTATTAGTTCGTCAGTTAGTATTTTACTCATCGTTTTTAATTAAAATGTTATCACCGTATTTAAAATCCCATGCAGATACTTTTATTAAATCAATATCAGCAAAAGTATATAATGAGCTAACGTCGCTAATTTTTAGGTCGCTGTAGAATGTTGTGCTGTCTAATTTAGCGAATATTGATCGGACAGAACCACTATATCGTGATTCATTTTTTTCGAGAGCCGCTTTAACCTCCGGCTTAAGGCGTTGTAATAGTGTTTTCATTTAATTTAATTTATTATGTTATCGATTTGTTTTCGTACTATTTTTGTAATAGTGGACGTGGCAGGAATCGAACCTGCGTTTAGGTAAACAAACATTGTTTTCAACTATTTTCTAAGCTTGTGTTTACCACTAATCCTAATCACGCCCATGACCCCTCACTTGTTTTCAACCTGAAAGGCTTGATGCTCGGTGGCACGTGTTTCCCGTGAGGGATTAGGAGGTCGCGCGTCATTCATCGGTGTACATTCCGACTTATGCCCCCTGTTTCAGGTATGCCCGTATGTTTTTTGGTCGGGTTACAGCACCACACTCGTGCCCATACCTGTATATTTGAGAGGCGGACGGGACTGGAATGTTAGGAATGCACGTCATTTACTAGTATGCCCTGACTTATATCCTTTTATCTGTTTATCCCGTCTTTCTGCTTAATCAGCCGACGTCATCGTTCGCACAATTACAGGTGATCAATCCTTAGTGCCGTCAATATCTTGTCGCTGGGTTAGCTTTCCAACCTTAAACCTCTCGTTGCTAGCAATTCACTTATGTGTAATCATCGAGCCGAACCATTATCGCCTTTAATCATACCTAATTAAGCTACTCGTCTAGCTATTTTAGTAGTTAATAGTGTACTTTCGAACTTTGTTAACTACTTACGTCGCCATGACCGGTGCACTGCAGCACTTGTTGCCTGACTGACGATTTGTATTGTATTACCTGTTTTGTGTTCGATAATTGGTACATAACTATAAGTCTCTGTTGTTGAGCACTTTACGCACGTTTTATAGCCTAAGTCTAATCTTACTGGATGTACTTTATCTCCACATTTACAATACATAGTTTAATTTTTTATTTGTTACATTTATATTATCGATTTGCGTTCGTATTACATTTGTAAATTAATACATATCCGCTTGCCACTTTGGCATACCGGAGTTATATCTATCCCAATATTCTCTCTCGATCGCCTCGATTTGCACCCTTGTTATAGGTTTGTGGCTAAATTTCCGTTTATTTGTTCGTTTCTTCATACATCTTAGCGATTGCGACGCGCATGACGTGGCTGTGTATAGCATTATAGTCATCACCGTCTTGTTCAAAATCTGATAGTTGCCAATCGACACTATCATACATTAATTCCATTGTGACGTCAGCGACACCTTGTGCGATTTCGTCAAGTTCTTTCATTTTACTCATAACTTAATAATTCTTGTAATTCAGCAAAAGTCATTTCGTCTATTTCTTCATGCGTATACCCCTTAAACGCTGGGTGGTTATACGCTAATGTCCACGGATTACTCATAAATATATTCTTCCATTGCGTTAATAAAATCGTCTCGGTCTATTATTTTAGCGTCATAACAGTTTAAATTGTATATAAACGCTTCCATTAATTCTTTATTAGTTGCCATTAGTTACAATTTTAGAAGTTGTTACCATCCATTCGCAGTCATTTACTTTGTGACCTGCACCGTATAGAAATGCTTCGCAGCTTTCGCTATCGGGATTCCATTTATTACTTTCGTTACATAAAGAGCTAATGTCATATCTATATACTTTACCGTCAGTAAAATCTAGTAAGAATATATATTTAGTTGACTCAATAGCTTTCGCTATTGCTTCATCTGCTTTTAATGAAGCTAGTTTTTCTTCTTGCATTTCATGCCATGCTTTAATTGTATCACTCATAATTAATCACCTGTATAATTATCACCAGTTGCTTGTTTTTCGGCATAATATGCCGCAGCACCCTCATGGTGTAATCGGGTAAGCTCTTTGTGATGCTCCGCATTGTCGAGGTAGTCATCAATTCGTTCGTGCATTTCAGATTCGGTGATAGTACCGAAGCTTACTACCATTACATTTTGTAATAATGTTTCGTCGTTGCAACTAAAGCCTGTTGCTTGTTTACCGTTGTAAGTAGTCCACTCTTGATAAGTATAAGGAGTGTCTCGGTACGTTATTATATCACCAGATTTGTACATAGTTATTTATTTTAATAGGTTAAAAAAGTCATCTTTATCTTCTACATAAGTTAAGCCTTTGTAGTTAAACCATTTAGATATGCCATCTTTGTCTTTGTCTTCATTGTATTTGAAGCCGAATGATGGTGGTAAATTGCCAACTAAATAAGGTTTATATTTAGTAGAGTTTAATTTAATTTTTTGGTTTGGTAAGAATTTTATAGTATTCATATTTATTATTTGTATATATTATCGACGGTTGGTCGTATTTATTTTGTAAAAGTGCCATCGTGGTACATAGTGTGTATACTGTTTGAATACTTATGCGATTCCCATAATTTCGTATGCGAAAACGATCGACCTTTACTACCGGCTTTTTTCATCGGTATTCTTACTCTATTGTATTCTTTATCGGTGAGACCACTGCATAATCCGTCAGATTTGAATTTATTACGGTGTTCTTTAGCTTTCGCTATTCGTGAGTTTTTAACGTACTCGCACGCTTCTTTCATTGTCATCATACTTTAAATTTTGCAGCGACTTCACGGATTTCTTCCTTGTCTTCGTTATCTAGTCCCGGTGTTTGCTGAGCATACATACGGAGTACATAGTGAACAAAGGTTGCGTCGGATTCAGTTAGTTTAATAGTTTTCATATTCAAATATATTATCGTTATTATTTCGTATTTATTTTGTATATACCATAAGTATTTTCCTTGTAAGACTCTAATTGCTTTAGTCTTCGAGTTATAGTGTAAGGTATATCTTTTACATTTCGGTTTACCCAGTCAACTATATATTGAAATCTTTCTTGAGGACAAGGTATAAGTATTCTTTCGTACATTTCAAAGTAATTACCTTTAGTATTTGGTGGTACTTTGCGCACTCTATTTATTTGGTATAATCTATCGTGATTACCGTCTATTCGTACATAGCCAGAAGTATAGGAGTATATAAATCTACCGTCTTTTAGTTGGAATTTTTGAGTTCCGTTTTTATTTATATTTACTAATTTCATATTATTTATTTTGGTATATTTGGTTTAATAAATCTTTAACTAACATTTCTTCAGTTTCACCATCTTCAAGGTCACAATCTCTGTGTACAAAGTATTCAACTTGTTCTTTAATAGTATCAAAGTCGTCACCGTATCTTATACATTCTCTGAATAGGTAGAGAGTTTCCGGATTCCAATAGAATTTATTTTCCATATTATTTAGTGTTAGTAGTTTGATAAAATTTAATTCTTTCTTGAACTTCTTCACGAGTTATTTCACCTTTCATTTGGCGTAAAATATCGCCACTCATATCGATTTGTTTTCCGTTTTGACAAGTTAGTATAAATTGCATAGTAGTTATTTTTTAAATTCATATATATTATCGATTTCACCTCGTATTTATATTGTAAAAAAGTATATACTTTGTTTGTAGGTAAAAAAGTTATTACACCTATTATACTATATCTCTAAGTATGAAAAAAATAATTTATTCAAAAACTGTGACAATAGGTAGTTAAATTAAATATAATAAGAAGCTATCGTCGCATTCTTATTTCAAGTTAATCACCGAAACTTCAATATGATTATAGGTGGTTGCTATACACATCAGTTACGATGCATACTAGGTAGATCTGTTCAACGTTATTTATACTGGTGATGATACACATCTCAACGCGCCAGTCCCTCTTGTATTTACCCTGCCCAGTTTTCCCGTTGCCTGAAGGTTCGGACAGTCACCCGTGAGGGGTTAAACTAGATTACTTTACTTCATCTAGTTCAACTCTTTCAATTACTATGTCTCTGACATTTGAAGGCATATCGGTAGATTGAGACCAATAACCTCTTTTAATCCAGCAAGGCATAATGTTTAGTTTAGGTAACATTACTTTTAAAACCTCATCATGATTGTAAGTAATTTTTTGATTTTTGTTATTTACAAAAGTGATGATTTGATTTCTACCGAGCCAAGATTTACGGACTACGAAATTTTTACGCTCAATTGGTGGAAAGATTTCAGATAGTTCAGACTTAGATAGTTTTGAAATTGATTGTTGTAATTTAGAATTATTCATAAGATTATTATTTATTTATTTATTTACATTTATATTATCGTTTACTGCTCGTATTGAGTTTGTAAGTTTAGTAGAAGTCATAGTAGATATCTAGGACTATTGATCTTTGCTCAGAAGTTAATTTGTTCCAAGACTTACCGAACTTGCGGAATGAGATCTTTAATAAGGTTGTATTCATATGTGACATAGTTATAAGTTTTAAAGGGTTAATAATTTATTTTAATAGCAGATATCGCAAGGGATATTTGGTGCGCCGTTGACGATTACGTCGTACATTAGCATTGCACATGCTGCAAGGATGAATGTTGTTACTGATATTACAGTTGCTCTTTCAATTACTGTGAGGATTCTTTTGTGGTTAAATTTACGTTTCATATTATTCGTTTTACATTTATATTATCGTTATTAGTTCGTGTTTAGTGTGTAGATAAGTTATGGTCTAACATCTGTTGGAACACGATTATCTGCTCAGTCAAATCAAGATACTTGTATTGTGTATTGAAGATTGAATTAGTTACTACGTCGATCATATCGTATTGATCTTTGATTTGTAGTGATTCGTTGTTGATTTTATATCGCATGATTTCTAAGTTTTTATTCAAATATATTATCGGTAATAGTTCGTACTAATACTGTAAATGCTATACATATTAATGTGCATGTGTATGTGTGATCCTGATCCTGCATGCTGCGACCGGGAAAGCCCAAACATTTGCACGGAATTGCATAGTCAGTATCGTTTGCCAGAGTAATGCTATACACGGATCCCTGTAACCGTGATCCTGAAACGTAAACGGCAAGGGGGGCTGGCTAAATAAAACGAGTTTGTGAATAAAGGGTATACAAGGTATGTACGGTTGCAACATTTCACCTCTATATATCTAACAATTTTTTTTTTACAATATTTTTTTTATGACATTAGGTAGTTATATATAATAGTAACAAGCTATTGTCACTTTTAATAAACCAGAAAACAGCGTAATCATACAAAGTATGACACAAAATCTATCTCCGGCAGCACGTAGAGCAAAGGCTGCGCGGGACAAAGCTTATGCAATGACCCCAGAGCGGAGAAAAAAGAAAGCACATGCCCAAAGATTGCGAAGATCTAACCCATCTGAGGCAAAAGGCAAGGATTGGGACCACAAAGATAAAAGGTGGGAATCCCCTAATAAAAATCGTGGTAACGACGGGCAAGGCACAAAGAAAGAATCAGGAAAAAATTACACAATCTAGCTAACGCAACAAAAAAATAACCAAATGGCAAGAATAATAACTTACGAAGATGATCCTAATATCTCGGACCTGGATAGACTGATAGGTTCGGATGGAAACGATTATAATATAACAAAGAATTTTACGCTTCTAGGGATTGCAGAGTATGTTATTGACGTATTTGTTAACCCGGATGCCACAGATTTTCACATTCCAGTGTTTAATCAGAACGGAACTAGGATAACTGACTCAATAATGCACCAAGATAGCTCACCCGCTAACGGTGTACCTGGAACAATTATCACCGTAGATGGCAATTTTGAGGTAATTGCTAACACACAACTAGGTGTAACAGTAGACGATATCACTTCTGTACCCTCTACATTGCAATTAAGAGGTAAAGTATCAGATAAAAACAACAATTTTGGCGTTGCAAACCAATTATTGTATGCAGATGAGAATGGATATGTGCAATGGGGACCAGAATGTGGTCAAGGATTTGTTTTAGGGCAAGGAACATTGTATTATTTGCCATTATGGACGCCAGATAGCGGCACAATTGGAGATTCTATTGTATATCAAGACGGAGATGCCTCCACGCCAGCCACTAAAATAGTTGTAGATGGCAATGCTGAGATAGATCAGGACCTTCTTGTTGGCCAAGATGCTACGGTTAACGGTGATGGCACAATTGATGGCGGTCTTACCGTTGGTTTAAGTGCGGATATTGGCAGCGGCTTGACCGTTGGGGATGATGCAGCGATCAGTGGGAGTACCTCAACGCAAGGAACGCTAACAATTGGTACAGTAGACGCAAACAATTCATTAAACAAAATATTAGTACAGGACACCTCAGGGGTGGTACATTATAGAGACGCTGACACTATAAAGCCAAAAGTCGGATTTGATACTCTAGCTATGACTCCTGACGGATGGGCTTCATCTGAGGGTTATTTTAACGCTTATGTTAGCTTGGACGATTCAGTTACTGCATCGAAAAATATAAAAGACATGACTTGGCTAAGCGATGGCGACAGAGTTGTCGTTATAGCTGAAAATGTTAAGCCGGGTGTTAATGGACCACTAGCGGACGGAACAATTGCGTTTCCAACATGGTCTAATACGGCTCCTGACGGAAGTCTTGTGTCCGTGGAAAGCTTTGGCTCTTGGGTTGGTGTAGGTGCCAACTTTGGTTACCCTACTGCAACTTTGCAATTTGGTGAAAAATTAAAATTTAAAGGGGAATACTACTACACTCCAAGTGGTGCTCAGATTAACTGGGATGCATGCTGCAAAATACTTTCTAAAAATGTATGCCCAGTTGTAAATCCAGTTAGTTTTACTACACTTGAAGATACTGTTTTTACAGGCACATTGGTTAGTAGTGACGACGGGTATGGATCTTATGGGGTAACATATTCAATAGTATCTGCACCTTCACACGGAACAGTAAATTTAACTGGCGCCACAGGGCAATACACATATACACCAAACGCCAATTACAATGGACCTGATCAATTCACATATAGAGCTTATGACGGCTATTGCTACAGCAATACAGCTACAGTTACTATAACTGTTGATAAAGTAGATGAGCCACCAATTTGGACGTCAACCGATCCAACAGATCCTGCGTATACGGGTACGCCTTGGACAAATCTTACAGGTGGTGATGTTTTAGCACCTTATAATTGGACAGTAGATGATCCTGATCATACGTGTGGTGAATTATCATACACAGCAACAGTAACTGATGTAGCAACTGGACAAGCTGCCACTTGGCTTACATTCACACCTAATACTCCTGCGGATTGTGGCGGTACTCTTTCGGGTACATACCCAGTGACAGGAGGGGTATTCAATGTAACATTAGAAGTGTCTGACCCAGACGGTAATACGGCTACCCAAAACTTTCAAATTGCCGGGCTTATACCTGATAACGATACATATTTAGTCTTTTGGTTAGATGGATCTGGTTCTATGGACACTACCGCTGAGGCCGTTTCTTTAGCATCAAGTCAAACGCAAGCGGTGTCAACCGTTTGGGCAAGCAGCACAGGCCAAAGTTTAGTATTAAACGAGGCTTCCCCGTCCGGAAATACGAACACGGGGTATTATATAGATGATATAGCTAACGCGGATGAAGTATTTGGCGGTTGCTGGTCAGTAACTCCCGGTATGGAAATATGGACACTAGCCAGCCCTGGTGCAACACCTGTAAATACAGGAAGAACTGTACTTTCTATTGATTATAACGGATCTACCCAACAAAGAAGAGCGTTAAATATATCAAGCGCGCTTACAGTTACAACTGGAGATTATTTAGTATTTAGAAAGCCGGCTGCTGATCAGTCCTCTGATTATGCAGACGTTAACTCACTCAGAAACCTATTGCAAGATTTTTATGCAACAGGCGGGGTTGAAGGAGCACCTGACTTTAACACAGATCCAGCCACGAATGGAGCTGAGAGATTTAATTCGCATGTTAAGTTTGGTTGGATGAGGGGCGATGGAAACGGTGAAAACCAAATTGTCGGGATGTCCAATTACGGAAGACAACCTAATGCTTCAGCGTGGACCACAGCTTTGGCTGCAGGCGGTGATTTTGAAAATGCGTCGACTGTAGTTTCATTTTCTTTTGGTGATGAAGCTGACAACTGGTATTCAGGAGGTGGTCTTCCTTATAGTAGTACAACCAGCCAAAATGGAGCTAGAATGTTAGATGATATTGCTACAGTACAAGATTGGCTTTCGGATGGCGCTGCAGCAGGTACTCAACCTCGATGCGTTCTTATGGCTGTAACCCAAAATGATGTAAACGATTATGGAACGGCTCTAGAAATAGGTACAAACGCACCAAACTGGAGTACTCCATGGACTAACAGTACTTTGAAAATTACGCCAACAACACCTAATCCGCCTCACGCAGTATTTTTAGGAAATCAGCAAGACACTGGAGCACCTAACGGTTTAACAGCAGCGTCACCTGGAAATTGTACACCGCCTGGATGTACTGGGGGAGAATATTACAAAAATCAAATACAAAGAGCTTTACAGCAATTAGGCTTTACTAACATATAATATGGCAAGAATAAGCACCTATGCACTAGATGCAAAGCCTGAAATTAATGATAAGGTTATAGGTACAGACAACGGAATCGGGGAAGCTCAGAGAACAAAGAACTATTCTTTAAGAGAAATAATGGCTTTGTTTAATGAGCGTAACCTCGTTGCGGTAGCCGATCAAGTTATTTTTAAATTTCAAGATGATATAACAGAAGGCAGGGAACCTGGTACTATAAGCTTAGAAAACGGAGGAGGTCATGGGCTACCTATGACAGACTTATTTGATCTAGTAGTTAGCACTAAAAACAGCGGCGATATAGTTATTGCGGATTACATAAAAACATTTTTGCAAAAGGATTTGATTATAGCGGAAATGGGTAATATAAATAACTTTGTAACATGCAAGCTCGTCGGATTAGATGATGACTTTGCGCCCGGATTTTATAAGTTTTCTTTTTTTATGAATGTAAGTAATGGTTTTATAAATAAAGAAAAACATTATATTATAAGTGAATTTAGCAATGCTGGCGATAAATTTTTTGAGCACGACCAACCCAATGCAAGCGCATTTTGGGAAATAGAACATAACTTAAATAAAAAACCTTCAGTTACAGTTGCTGCACCATTTTCAGATGAAGAAGTGGTTGGCAAGGTAGCTTATGTAGATAATAACAACTTAACAATAACTTTTAATGCCGCATTTTCCGGCAAAGCATACTTAAACTAATAACAATGGCAGATATTAAATACTTAGTCGGATTAGATATAGACGGGAATATCAATCTAAACACAAATGAATTACAGTTCGCATCGATACACCCGTTAGCAGCAAATCCATCTTCACCATCACCATCGCTTGGGCAAATGTATTTTAATACAGCCAATGACGAACTTCGTGTATATAACGGAACTGGTTGGATTGCAATAGGGCAAGACACCAATTATGACCATTGGAAGATTACAGATGGATCACAAACCGATGATGTTGAATCTGAGGATGTAGTTAAGTTTGAGGCAAATAGTACGCCCGGAACAGCTGGAGTGGCTTTAACAGGGACCGGGACAATCAATGATCCTTTTATAGTTAAATATACTTTTCCAAACGATAATACAGAATATACGGCTGATGTAGGGTTAACACTAAGCGGAACACAGTTTAGCGTTAATGTGGTAGACAGCCAAACAACTCAAGTACCACAAAACATAACAACCAACACAAATAGGTTGTATCAAGTTGAAACCGACGATGACGATATGCTTGTCGTTAATGTGCCATGGACAGATGCTAATGATAATACAACTTACAATATAGCGTGGGATGAAAATAACCCTTCAGTTGATTTAGTTCTTACGCCGTCTACTGGAGCTGCAACAACACTGAGGATTGACGACACAACAAACATTCAATGGAGTACTAATGCTGCAGGTACAATCACTACTGCGTATTTAATTGATGATCCTGAAATTGCAGGTGAGTTAACAGTTAATGGTACAGGCCAACATAGCTTTGCCGGTCAAGTAACAATACCTCAAACTCCAGTAGCAGGCACAGATGCAGCTTCTAAAGCTTACGTTGATAGTTTAGTATCTGGCGGGTTAACATTTAAAGGTACATTTAGAGCTGACAGTGGTTTAATACTTTCTGGAGCAAACTCTGGATCATATTTATATAATTGCCCTGGAGGCGCTGGAACAAGAGTTGCGGTTGCAGTAGGTGATTACTATGTAGTTGCAACATCAGGCGGTCAATTTTATTGCTCAGGTGATCAATTAGATGTTGGTGATTCAATTATAGCGGTAAGTGCTGCAGCGGCAGATTCATCAGTCGCAGGCGACTGGTCAATTGTACAAGCAGATGAAGGCGTTGTATCTATAGCAGCAGCAACAGCCAACGATCTTCTTGGTATAAATGTTGATCAGAGCACAGGAAATGTAAAAGTTGGATTAGATATAGATGGCTTAACTTGGGCAGGTAGTATGGTTACAGCCGATCAAGCTTCTATAAAAATACCAGTATTCGATGGTGATCAAGACGACAGAAACGAGTATATTGAACTAGCGCAGGTTTTCCAAACCAAATCAACAAGTGTATTAATTGGAAATGGTTCTGCGACTAGTATTGATCTTCAGAACACTGGTGCAACAGGCGCTAATAAAAATCATGGTTTAGGAACTACTTCAGATGGTTTCATAATTCAACTTGTTGAAACATCCAGCGGGGAAACAGTACACGCAGAGGTAACAAGAAAAGCTTCTGGTGTGGTAACGATTGCATTTAACACTGCACCTGCGTCTAATGGTATACGTGTATTGATACAAAACGTAGGGTAATAAAATAAATAAAATTAAATAAACTTATGTCTGTAAAACATTTATCAGATATTTTCGTTGACGGCAAAGTTGGTGTAAACAATTCGTCACCTAATGAAAAATTAGAGGTCGATGGGGCAATACGCGCTAATAGTTATAGTGCGAGTTTAATATTAAATTCAACCAACACAACCGGAGGCAGGTCTACGGTATATGCGACAAAACAAAATGGCGCGATAAGTCCACCACAAGGATATATACAATGGAACTGGGGGCAGTTTTTAGAGTATTCCAAATGGGAGGTTCGTGATCCAAATACCCTGACTAATTATTCTAGCATACACTTACCGTATGGCAGCTCTGGAGGAGACTTTGAAATTGACTTAGCCACAAACACAGCATTAGTAATAGGTAGAACTACACTAGATGTAGGTATTGATAATAATATATATCATTTAGGTGACACAGATACTAAATTTGGTTTTGTAGCAAATGACAATTTTGCCATAACAACAGCAGGTTCAGAAAGAGTAAGAGTAACATCAGGAGGGTCTGTTGGTGTTGGAACTAACAACCCTGCTGAAAAACTTCACGTAAAAGGTAGTGGCGCTAGCACTAGTATAAAATTAGAGTCAGGCGTAGCGGGAAATACTATTTTAAAGTTTGAAAATAACGGGGGTGGTAATGGCTCTTCAGGAGGCGAGTCCCATATATATTTTGGTACATATAATACGTTCCCTCAAGGGCCTGATCCTGATAGAGGTAAAATTTCATATTACCATAATCTCGGCTCAGGCTTGGGTAATGATTATATGTCTTTTACAACAAATAGCAATGAACGTCTTCGTATAAAAGGTGATGGCGCAATACAACAAGGCAACTCATCTGCAACAGGACAATACGCCGCTGCTTTAAACCAAAACAACACAGCCAGCTCTTTAGACGCATTTGCTACTGGCGAAAATACAACAGCGTCAGGTAGACAGGCTTTTTCGGGCGGCTTTAACACTACTGCTTCTGGGGACGCTTCATTTGCAGTTGGAGCTACAACATTAGCGTCAGCCAACCAATCGTTTGCCGCGGGAGCGGAAACAAATGCAACCGGTATAGCCTCAGCGGCTTTTAATGCGTTAACAGATGCAACTGGTGTAAATTCATTTGCTATAGGTGGAAACACAACGGCAAGCGGCGAATCGTCTTTTTCGGCAGGCGTAGGCTCTACGGCAAGTGGCCTTGCTTCTGCTGCTTTCGGTTTATCGTGTAACGCTTATCTTAATGGATCAATAGCAGGGGGTACAGTGTCAACCGCTAGCAATTATTGTATTGCATGGGGTGACAATGCAGACGCCACCGCTCCAGCTGCTCAGGCTTTCGGTTATTTAACTACAGCCGCAGCATCTTACTCTATGGCTGCTGGGTTCAACAATACCACTGGCTCTAATGCAAGTGCTGTTTTTGGCCAACAAAATAACCTTAATACAACTTCAGTAAGATCTTTTGGCTCTGGATTTCAAAATAGTTTGCAGTCAGGTGATTCCGCTGTGTTTGGCTCTTTTAATGGTTTTACTTGGAATTTATCTACAACGCCTTCGAACCAATTCATGTTAGGTAAGTATCTAAACGTGCCAAGAGCAGGAACAAATGGAGCGGCAAGTGATTCTTGTACTATAGTAGGGAAGCACAATGACTATAATTATTTAGCAAACGCTGCCTTTGTGGTTGGTACAGGGGTGGGCGTCGGCGCAGAGGCTAATTCATTTACTGTACAACATGACGGTAATGTTTTAATGGAGCAAATAGTAAATAAAAACTATTCAAGTGACTCCGCGGCTGCAGCAGGCGGTGTGCCTGTTGGTGGTATATATCATAACTCAGGAGATTTAAAAATAAGACTTACATAAAATGGCAAATACATATACTTTAAAAATAATAAAATTAGACGTAAAGCTCCTAGAGGATGAATTACAAAATATAGTTTATCAAGCTCAGTTTAAATATATAGCCAAATCTGAAGATGAGCAATACTCGGCAATAATGTCAGGCTCTTGCCCAATACAGGACCCGGATCCAGAAAATTTTATACCATTTGAAGATTTAACAGAGCAGATGGTAAGCGATTGGATATTAAATATAGTAGATTTTGGGCAATATCAACAAATACTTGATGAACAAATAACAAAAAAACAATATCCAACTGTAGAATCTAAGAACGTGCCTTGGTAAAAAATACCAGAAACACGTAATACATATAATATACCTGCTCGGTTTAGAGCAAACCAATAGTAACTTAAAACCAAAACCAATGACACTATTTTATTCGACTAATACGTGGAGTAGTCAACCACAAATATCCGAAAAAACCAAAAACCTATGGGAGCAAGCTTCTCAAAAGGCAAATTGGAGAATTGTTCAATTACCAAATGGATATTACCAAACAGAGTTTAAACAAGAAGACAATTGGACTGACGTTACACGAAGAGAAACAATAGAGGGTGCAGAACAAGCTATTGATGCTTCGGTTGAACATTATTCTAAAAAATTAGAATTTGTAAACGGACCAAAAATTGTTAAAACTTTTGAATAAAAATAAATTGCGACTTGCTCATGTCCTCAGCGTCGGTGTACTGGAAGGTGTTTAGGAACCGATGACAGTTCACGGGGCCTCTGTGCTCGTCGCATTGAATACGCTACTCGCGAAGAGTTAATTAAATTAAATTAAATTAAATGGAATACAATAATCCGAGCGAAATAGTAAAAACGCTCACATTCGGCAGTGATGCTAAAAAACAAATTGTCCAGGGCGTTGAGAAATTATCAAATGCCGTAAAGAGCACATTAGGTGCTTCAGGTAAATGCGTAATATATGAAGACGCCCTTGGTAAACCGGTGATTACAAAAGATGGTGTAACCGTTGCAGAAAGCGTAGTCTTATTACATCCGGTTGAAAACATAGGGGCAACCTTAATAAAGGAAGCTGCTAGCAATACTGTGAAAGAAGCTGGGGACGGGACAACAACATCAACTGTGTTAGCACATTCATTGTTAAAAATTGCAAACAAAAAATTAGATGAAGAAGAAGTTAGAGAACTTAAAGCAGGCATTATTAGTGGTGCTGAAAAAGTTAAAGTATATCTTGATAAGTCCAGTACTCAAGTTGAGGGTAAAATGCTTAAAAACGTTGCTATTATTAGCTGCAATAATGACGAAGAGCTTGGAACCAAAATTGGGGAAGCTTACGAAAAAGTTGGAAAAAATGGCGTCGTATTGATGGAAGAGTCTGATACAAACGAAACTTATGTTGAGTTTGTTGACGGTGTTCAATTTGACAGTGGTTTAAAATCCCCTCATTTAGCCACAGATACAAACAAAGGGGTAGCTGTATTGGAAAATCCATATGTGCTTATAGTATCTTCGCCAATTCCAAATATTAGAAGAATACAAAATGTGCTGGAGCATGTTATAAAGCAAAAAAGAAGTTTACTAATTGTAGCTGACGTAGAACAACAGCCATATGCAACTCTTTTAGCAAATAAAGTAAAAGGCAATATAAAAGTAAATATAGTAGACTTACCTGGCTTTGGCCCAACTAAGCAACAAACAATTGAGGATTTAGCTTTGCTTACAGGGGCAGTAATAATAAACGAGGAGTTAGGGGACGATTTAGATCTTATAGACCCTAATGTATTAGGTAACGCTTTTAAAGCTGTTACGGACGATAAAAACACTGTTTTACAAGTTGAAGAGGCTAATGAAGAAATAGCCTTGCGTATAATTGATGTAGAAAAGCAAATAGAAGAAGAGACTAACCCATTTTTTAAGAAAAAGCTAGAGCAAAGATTGTCGATGCTTACTGGTCAAGTTGGTATCGTATATGTTGGCGCAGATTCAAAAGTTGAACTTAAAGAAAAAAAGGATCGAGTTGAAGATGCAATATATGCTACTAAAGCTGCATACAAAGAAGGTATTGTTGCTGGAGGTGGTGTTGCTTTGCTAAATGCGTCTAAATTAATTACGCCTAAAAATAAAGGTGAGGAAGTTTTGCTCGAAGCTATTAAAGCGCCTTATAATACTATATTAGAAAATGCTGGTATTAATATTGTCTACCCTCAAATTAAAAATAGAGGTATAGATGTTAAGACAGGTAAAGATGTTAATATGATTAAGGCCGGCATTATAGATCCGGTATTAGTTACTAAGTCAGCGCTAAAAAATGCAGTAAGTGTAGTAACAACTATAATATCCGCAGATTGTGTAATAAGCAATAAAAGACTAGCATAATGAAAGCAATAAACCATTTTGTAATAGTCAATAAAATAAAAGAGGCACCGAAGAAAGTAGGTGGCCTTGAATTAACAGAAAAGCAGGATAAAGACGTAAGATATATAAAAGGCGAAGTGCTTAGCGTTGGCGACCAAGTAAAAGAGTTGGTTTCTGAAGGCGATATTGTAAGATATGACAAGCATGCTGGCCACGGAATTGAATGGCAAGAAAATCTGTATTACGTTATAAAAATTACTGATATAGTGCTTGTGGAATGATTTTAACGCCTTTAGACTTACAGCAAATGAATTTACTTAAGTATTACAGGCTCATAAGAAAATGGGCTTGTAAAACTTATAATTTAAAAGATGCTGATTTAGAATTACTTATTTACTTAGATTGCAAAAAGCAATTTACACGTAATGATTTTATAGAAGGCGCTTATACCTACAGCTGGGATAAAAACCGGTGGGAACGTCTTCGTAGAGAAGGCTGGATAGATGTGTGGCGTGAGCGCAATAGAACAACAATGAAGTACGCAATATATAAGACTTCATTTAAATGTCAAACTCTAATTAAAAGAATATACAGAATAATGTTAGCAGAAGAAGATTTGCCAACGTCTGAAAGGAGTACATTTTACAAAAACAAAACATATACTGATAAAGTTTTTAATAAAGCTATTGACGATATGATTAAAGATAAAGAAAGATAATATGGGACCAAAAGGAATCGGGCCTCAAAAATTAGGAGCCCCAAAATCACCAAATAAAATTTTAGGAGCTATAGCTGGAGCTATTGCAAAACCATTAATTGGCAAAGCCATTGGAGGCCTTGCTTCTGGCCTTATAAACAGGAAAAAAGAGTAATGGCATTTAAGCTTAAGAGCATAGGTGAAGTATTCGGCATAAATGAAGAGTTGTCAGAATTTGGTAGACCTGTTTTTGAAAAAAACTTAGGCAAAAATATTATAGCTGAAGCCAATAGAGATGGGACAACTTTTATAAATAAAAATGTTTCAGCTAAACAAAAAAAAGAAGCAGTAGATCATGAAAACGTTCATCACGATCAAATGTTGCAAAATAGATTGCAATATAGTAATGAGGAAGTGATATGGAAAAAAGACACTAGGTCTCCTGCTAGAAAATATGAAAGAGTTGGTGGCGCTTTATTTAGTGCTGGCAAAAAATTAGAAGAAGGGCATGCTTCGTTTGAATGGGAAGACGAGGCATATAAAAATGATTAATATGAAAGCAACACCTATAACACAAAAATGCAAAAGTTCACCAATGAAGATGAACATGGCCTTAATAGAAGGTGATGCGCAGACTTTAAATAGATTTGAGGATTCAGTAGGTGGTATGATTAGCAAAGCTTTAGATAAAGACAAAAAAGATCAACAAGTAGCGCCTGAAAAAGCAGCAACGCCTGAACCCCCAAAAGTAGACTATACCAAAAAATTTAAAGATATGTCAGATGACTTGTCTAAAAAAGATTTTAATATAGAGATTCCCGATCTTTCATCAACGATAAAAAACTTGCTTTAAAAACTAACAAAATGAATAAACCAATCACATCAAGAGTGCAGCACGCTACTGATAAAGGCATGGTTCGCCAACCGCTTTTAAACATGGGCTCACCTGTAAAACAAAAAGTAGAGCTTGAAAACAAAGCTAAAGAAACTATAGAACAAACGGATTCTTACCAAGGAGGTAAACTCGGGGTAAAAACTAAAAGAACAGTAGTTGAGCCCGGTAAACTTGTAAAGGGTAAAGAAATAACAAGAAATAAATCTTGGAACGACTTAAGAAAAGAAGGTTGGTCTGAAGAAAAAATTAATAAAGCAAAAGCGTGGAGAGAAAAAAATCAAGACGCCCCTAGAGATCAAGTTGGTACAGGAAATTTTGAGCCTGATACTTATACTCCTGGTTTTTCTAAAACAACTGAAGATTTTAGTTCTTACAAAGTTGCTGTTAAAGGTGACGCTAAGCGCCCATGGCAAAGACGCTTTGACAACAGAGCTATCAAGATTGGCGGAAGAGAAACAAGACAATCTGGAAATAAAATTGATAAGATCAATAGAAAATTAGATAAGTACGTAACAAAATACGATTCTGACGGCGATGGCAAAATTAGCGATAGCGAAAAGAAAAGTATGAAGGGTGGTTTTCTTGGTCTTGGTAAGTCAAGAAAAAAGTTTGAAAAGCTTAACAGAAAGCTTGAAGAAAACCAAGCGGAGTACAAAGGATTTAAAGGCGGTAGAGATGCTGCTATTGCTCAGTCAATACAATCAGTTGGCAAAGGAGGTAAAATTGATTTAGGAGAAAGAGACGCGCGATTGAGCGACGCTGGCGACTTTGATAAACAAAGAGAAGTTTTATCAAGCTCTAAAATGAAGCGTAGCCCATATAAGATGATGCCTAAAAGCCCAGCTATGAAAGCGTTAATTGGTAATCAGAAAAATTTACCAGAAGCTTTAAAACAAAAAATCTTAAATTCAAAAGGATAATCTAATGGCGTATATTCAACACAATTCGCCATTTAAAAAGAAAGGCGACGCTCCTTCTCGTAAAAAATCTAAAGGATATTATAATGAAGCAAAACCTACCGGCACGGGTGCTGACGCTGGCGGTGGGATGTCTCAAAAGGGAGTTGACAAATACAAAAGAGATAACCCGGGCAGTAAACTGCAAACAGCAGTAACAACTAAACCCTCAAAATTAAAGCCAGGTAGCAAAGCAGCTAAACGAAGAAAATCATTTTGTGCAAGATCAAAAGGTTGGACATCTGAAAGAGGCAGAGCCGCAAGAAGAAGATGGAATTGCTAAAACATTTAACGGGTGCATGTGGCGAGGCCCATATAAACCTATATCATATTTTAATAATTAGTTTAATATTCTTAAGTTATGGAATCAAAAGGATTAGGAGACACTATAGAAAAGTTTACTAAAGCTACCGGTATTAAAAAGTTAGCAGACAAAATACCTGGCGGCTGCGGTTGTGGTGAAAGAAAAGAAAAATTAAATAAAGCTTTTCCTTATAAAAAATGAAAAAGATATTAAGCTTGCTTACAGGTGGCTTAATCAAAGACGTTGGTAACGTAATTGATAAACTTACAACAACCGACGAAGAAAGATTAGCTGCTAAGCAAAAAATACAAGAGCTATTAGAAAAAGCAGATCAAGACGCACAGACTCAAATTACTGAGCGCTGGAAACTTGATATGCAATCAGATTCGTTCTTATCAAAAAATATACGACCGTTAGTATTAATATATCTTACGGTTATATTTACAGCGCTATCGTTTTTTGATGGCAACATTGGTGGCTTTCAAGTTGATGAAGCATATATACCAATATTTCAATCATTATTAATTACAGTATACGGTGCGTATTTTGTTGGGCGTACTTGGGAAAAAGCAAAGAAAACCAACAATAACAAAAATTAAATTAAATAAAATGAGTAAAGTAAAAGATTTAGTATCTAAAGTAGAAGATCAAGAGCTGGTAAACCTACAAGAACTTGTAAAAGCTATCAATCAAGTACAATTACAGATTGGCGGATTAGAAGCTCAAAAACACGACTTATTGCACCAGTTAGTTGGCATTAAGCAGAAGTTAAATGAATTTCAAGAAGAGCTTGAAAAGAAATACGGAAATGTCTCTATAGATATTCAAAGCGGAGAAATTAAAGAAAATGAATCTCCTGAGAAAAATTAGTATAGGAAAAGACTATAAAAATGACGCCATGCACTATTCTGTTGGACAGGAAGTGTATGGTGGTCATACTATAGTTAACATTATAGAGGAAGAAGAAAAGTACTCTATCTATATACAAAAAGGGGATGATATCATACCATGGAAAGATTTTAACAAAAACATGGCAATTGCTATTGAATATAATATAGATTATTAATGAAAGGCATTTTTGATTTTGTTGTTATACCTAAAGATGATAGATACAACAATACAAAAAATATAAGCGGCCAAGAATTAATATTAAATACCGAATTACAAAACCACAATTTTGTTTCAAGAATAGGTATTGTTATGGCTGCTCCTAGTACCAATACAACAGGCGTACGAGAAGGGGATGAAGTTATATTGCACCATAATGTATTTAGAAGGTTTCGGGATATAAGGGGTGTTGAAAAAAATAGCAAAAGCTATTATAAAAACAATATGTATTTTGTTTCTCCGGATCAAATATTTGCATATAAGCGAATAGTAAAGTGGATTCCGCTTAATGGATTTAATTTTGTTAAGCCAATAAAAGAAGACAAAATGTTTTCTACAAACTTTGAAAAGCCGTTAGTTGGCGTTTTAAAATATAAAGACCCAAATTTACATTCGGTAAATGAAGGCGACCTTGTTGGCTTTAAGCCTGGTTCAGAATATGATTTTTTAATTGATAAAGAAAAATTGTATAGAGTTCCGACCAATTTAATTACAATCAAATATGAATATCAAGGAAACGAAAAAGAATATAATCCAAGCTGGGCGCAAAGCGGTTAATGAATTAATAAAAGTTGCTGAAGAGCCTATAGTAGATTCTGGTGATGATATTACCGCTGACAGACTTAAAAATGCTGCAGCTACTAAAAAACTAGCTATATTTGATGCGTTTGAAATATTGCAAAGAATTCAGGACGAAGAAAATATGTTAGAAAATAAACCTAAAGAAGAAGCTCCCAAGAAAACTTTTAGTGGGTTTGCAGAAAAGAGATCGAAATAATGTACGAACAAACTTTATACAGTGTAATAACACCGATAAAAAGTAATACAATATCGAGGCTCAATAAAGGTAAAAAATGGGAGTATGGCTATAACAAAGAACATGACATTATTGTTATAAGCAAAACTGGACAAATTGGTGATATATATAAAATACAAAATTTAAAAATAGCATTACCAAAAAAGCCGTCTAATATAGACAAATCAAATGACAAATGGGTCGTTGAAGAATTACCAAAAGAATTAAAGCGTATACAAAGCGTGTTTGATTGGCGTGATTATCCCGACGACTTTAAAGAAAAATGGGAACCATATATAGATGAACAATTCAAACGCCGTGACGAAGGCCATTGGTTCAATAATAAAGGTGTGGGCACTTACATTACTGGCACTCACTTTATGTACCTGCAGTGGTCTAAGATTGACGTTGGGCACCCAGAATTTAGGGAAGCCAATAGATTATTCTTCATTTTCTGGGAAGCTTGCAAAGCAGACAGAAGATGCTACGGTATGTGTTACCTCAAAAATAGACGTTCAGGATTTTCATTCATGGCAAGTGGCGAGACCGTTAACATGGCCACAATATCAAGCGATTCGCGATTCGGGATATTATCAAAGTCCGGTGCTGATGCTAAAAAAATGTTTACAGACAAGGTAGTACCAATATCAGTTAACTATCCTTTTTTCTTTAAACCTATACAAGACGGTATGGACCGTCCAAAAACAGAGTTGGCATATAGAATACCAGCGTCAAGACTCACAAGAAAGTCAATACAAAATAAACAAGATCAAGAGTTGCTAGAGGGCTTAGATACAACTATTGACTGGAAAAATACAGGTGACAACAGCTACGACGGTGAAAAATTGAAACTGTTAGTTCACGATGAAAGCGGTAAATGGGAAAAGCCAGATAATATATTAAACAACTGGAGGGTTACCAAAACAACGTTACGATTAGGTAGTCGCATTATAGGTAAATGTATGATGGGATCTACATCCAATGCCTTAGATAAAGGCGGTGAAAACTTTAAAAAGTTATATAATGATTCAGACGTTACAAAAAGAAACCGCAATGGACAGACTAAGTCAGGACTATATTCTTTGTTCATACCTAT